GCTGTGCCACCTGTTAAAATCTTACTACCTCTGGCTCTAATATTACCTAAGTACGCGCTTGTACCACCACCATATTTTGACATCATACCAATCTCTCTTCCAGCATTCAAAATACTGTCCAAAGTATCATCAATATTGGAACCATAGCAGGAAATATCTAACCCCTTCTCCTTACCAAAATTAATCCAGACTGGTGTTGATAGGCTATAAAAACCCCTTGCCATGTAATCTTCAAACTTAACAGCAAACCCATCAATTTTTAAATATTCCTCTGCTTTATTTGCAATGTCTTTAATCCTTTGCTCGGGGGTTTCATTTATATACCCCCTTGATAAGAAAAGCCTACTCTCATCATTTAACCAATAATATTTTTCTTTATTCATTTTGTTTGTTTTTTAAAATAAGTCATCTTCTGTTATGCTCTTGCTCTTTTTATTGTAATCGGTTGATTTTTTATAAAAGAAATCCCCCTCCTTTGTTGATAAAATCTCCACATCAAACCATAATGTCTTCTCAATCTCTGTAAAATCAACTTCAAAGACTGATTTCATTCCAATTCTATTTAATGAATTGTTAAATCTATTTTGAATGAAATGTTTAATTGTATCTTTTGACAAGAAACTTAATTCACCATTTTCAAATATCCAATCCAATATTCCACATTCAGCGGCATATGCTTTATGGCAAGCTGATACAATCAATGCCTCAAATTCTTCGTCAAACCATTCGGGATTTTCTTCCTTGATTATATTGATAAGTTCTGAACCAAAATTGCCATGGATTTCTTCCTCCTTTGAGGTAGCCTCAACAACATTTGAAATACCTTTGAATAGATTTTTCTCCTTGTTGAAGGACATCATAATCAAGAACTGACTAAATAAACTCACATGTTCAATAAACAATGAAAATAATAATACAGACTTTGTGTACATTTTATTCTCTTTACTCCTTGTCCCATCTAAATATTTTGCCAAATAACTGATTCTATTCTTTATGGCTGGAATTTCAATAACAGTCTGGAACTCATCCTCCAATCCAAGAATTCTTAATAATTGAGCATAAGCATCCTTATGACGAACTTCCGAGTTACCTGAAATTAAAACTTTGTCATTATATCTAGTCACAATACATCCAGTAGGAACTGTAACACAATAGATGTTACCATCATAATCTTCAATGGTAGGTTTATCAGTTATAGAAGAAAAGGTGTTAGTTTTTACAAAACTTACATTGTAAACATCTTTATCATTAGTTATATCAACTACATATCCAGCAAAAATACCTATAACTTGCAACTTATCTGCAAACAATTTACTAATAGTTTGGTGTTTAATAATATAATCACCATTCTGAGTCTCACTATCAAGTTTAAACCCCTCCAATTTTGTTAATTCATAAATAAAAGAATTGCACCACTTTTCAGACTTATCTGATAAATCAACCCAATCAAAGTTTCCAATATTAATTTTATCCTCCAAACTCAACTCATCAACACCCTCATTAACAAATTTACCAGAAAAAGGTAGTTCCATATCACTACTAAAAGCATTAATATCTTTAATAGCCTTCTTAACAATATTACCACTCCTATTTTTGTAATAAATGTTATGGTTGGGGGTTAATAATGCATTGTATGTTTGGTTCTCAATCCTGTACATTTTTCCCTTATAAGGTTCATTTATAATATTGCTTGGTAAAACAGATGTCATTGTATTGGTTTCTAAATCATATTGAACAACCTCTGTATTAGTATCAATATCCTTAAAATTAACCCAACCTTTTGGTGTTAGTATTTCAGTTCCCTCACCATGGCATTCTGCAAATGTCATACCAACATCACCAATTTCAGTTATGGGCATTCTCTTATATAAGTCAGCCCAAAATGTTTTCACATTCACCTCAATTTGTGCAATTGCCAACATTGACCTCTTAATCACCTCCCTTTCCTCATTTGATATCTTTGTTTTATAATCATCAATATCAGTTGTGAAATTAAATTCTGAGTGTATCCAGTATGAGTGCCTAATAGCATCCTTATATGCTAATAAGGATGGATATTCATAAGGCAAAATATTCACCCTCTTTTCAAAAATGTTCTTCATATATTTTTTTTTTATTGGTTAAGATAAATATGAAACCAAAAAATAAAAGTATTCAATTTTGATTATAAAATCAATTTTTTATAAAAAATTATCATTGCTATTTTTCTTAACCAATAACTCCTTAATCCTTTCTTTCTTGCGTTCTACTTGTTGTTCCTCAAATCCAAGGAATGTTGCTGTTGTATCGGTATCAATTTCAAGCATTTCATTATCAAACTTGCAATTCTCAAAGACAATACCATCTTTACCAATTCTTGACTTGGTTATTGCAACAGTTGCCAAATTTAACTCTTTCTGTTGTAAACTTTTTGCAATACTAATAATAACGTGTCCAACCTGGGCTTTCTTAATTGAACCCCCCATCTGGTCATTTGTTACCACATTTGCAGAAATACTACTCCGATTTCCTTGCGTACCAAGCCATCCGGCAATATTTAACTCATGACACATAGCCTCAAAGTGCCTAATAACAGATCCCTCGTTTTTCCACTCATCATTACCTTGTCTATCTGGAACAACGCAATCAATATAATCCAAAACAACCAAATCAAGTTTAATACCATCAGCAATAACCTTTCTGATTTGATTCTTTATTTGATTCATTGTTAATGTATCAGATGGTAATTTCTTTAATATTAATTTATTTGTGTGAGTTTCTTTTATGTTATTAACAGTCTCATAAACAATATCCTTATGATTTGGCAATTCATCCGGGGATATTTTTGTCCAAAGTGTGATATGCTTTCTCTGAATAATTTTTGGATTATCTTCAAAAAAGATATGCAGAACATTATAATTGTTATTAAACGCAGTATTCGCAACCAAGGTCAATAGGGTTGATTTGCCGATACCTGGGCCTGCAAATATAATACCAACCTCACCTTTGGCCAAACCCCCCTTTAAGAGAACGTCTATGCCCTTCACACCCATTGGTATGGGGTGTCTATAATCCTCATCTAATACACCTACCAAATCATTAAAAACCTCAAACCCATTTGATTCCTTAACCCCAACTTGTAGGGCATATCTTAATAATTCTTCAAGTTGGTCATATGATTCAAAATCACCCTCATCAATAACTTTTTGAGCTTTTTCCAATACGATTTTAACCTCTTCTTGTTTGCAGAATTTAAGGGCTTTTTCTTGAACAAGTTCAACACCATCTAGTGGTGTTGAACTGATATTAGATATGGTGTCAATAACAATTTTCAAAGCCAATTCTTGTGATATTTCAGACTTGGCGATCATCGTTAGTGTTTCAAAGTTTGGAGCGGAATCATATTTCTTATGATACTCCTTAATCATTTGAATGATTAATTTAAAATATTTGTTTTCAAAATAAGATATTTTAATAAAATCCAATATGGCTCTTGCAAATTCCTTATCTAAAATAATCTGATTGATTAATTGCAACTGGAACGTCTGACCCAGGTAATCAAAATTCTTTGACATAAAAATAAAGATTAATGGTTAGATAATAAGTTCTTCTCTAAATATTCGTGAGTTAAATTCTGGCTAGTTAAAATGTTTGTTAACTCTTTTAAAGTTTCTTTAATATGATTACGAACATCAACAGTATATCTAACTTTTGGCGGATAAACTTTACCATCAATTATTCTATGAGAAACAATCTGGTCTGAAATTTTAACATAAATATTAAAAAATTCAGGTTCATCTGTTGATGATGTTTCCATAATTGTTGGGTTGTATAAAATGTTTTCCTTGTTCTCAACAAGATACCCAATTGATTTCATTTTTAAATATTGCGTTAAATCTTCCGAGAAATATTTAACAAATTCGTGAAGCTCACAAGAATCCTTGGCATCTGGATTAATGTTTTTAATGTTTAAAAATCTTTGAACAATAATATTGTTGTTCAATGTTAATAGAAATTCTACTTTGGTTACATCACTCTGTCTCATAAAACCTTTTTTTTAGTTGTTAATTTTTTTTTCTTTTCTACTTAATTTCATAAATGGTCTAACAAAATCAACCCAAGCGTCATCTTTCTTTGGCAAGAATTTAAAGATACCATCATCTCTCATTAATTTTAATAAGTTCTTATAACTTCTGTCTGTTGGGTCTAACTTATCATTAAAGATTTCAAATACCATTTTTTTACCTTCATCAGTAATTAAAGGATTCTTTAAATCAATTATCTTACCTACTTTTTCAAAAAAATCATCCCCAACAAAACCAGATTTACTAATACCAGATATTAAATTATTCAAAGATTTGCTTTTATTTTTTTCATATAAAACCTTTGCTTCACTTATTATCTCATTTAAGCTATAATCTCTTTTTTCAAATTCAGGAAAAAATGTCTTTAACTTCTTCTCACCAAAATTTTCAATGCCACTTATGTTGTCAGAAGTATCGCCAACAATTACTTTGTAAAGATAAACATTATTATGCGGAATATCAATATTTTTAAAATGAATTAAATCCCCTTTTTTGGAATAAGTCTTAGACACTGGTGAATATAACTCAACATTATCGCCAATTAATTGGGTTAAATCTTTATCGCCAGAAAAAATAATTATATTTTCATTTTTGGCAATTTGTGTATAATGCGCAATTAAATCATCAGCTTCATTTTGATCCACTTGGCATTGTCTAACAAATACCTCTTCAAGATATTCCTTAACTCTATCTCTTTGGTGCAAATATGATTGATACTTATGATCATCCAACGGTAGTTGTCTATTCTCCTTATACTTGGGGTATATCTGCTTACGTATTAATGAGTTTTCATTTCCATCCCAGAATACAACAATTTTATCATGATTATGTTTTTCAAGAAATAATCTAATTGTATTTAGAAAATGGAAAACCCCACCAATATGTTTGCCCTCTGAATAAAATTCGCGGACTCCATGGAAACCAATTGCAAATAAATTGTTTCCATCTATTAGTAGGGTTTTCTTCATCTTATTCAAAAATTACTATTTCTTCTTCGTTTTCTTCTGTTTCTTCCTTTTCAGAAAAAGTAATATCACCATCACCAGATAAAACGCCATTCCAATATTGAGAATATTCTTTCTTATACTTTTCAATAGCCTCCTTTGTGTCTGGCAAATAACCCTGTGGAACTGCTAATATTTTACCATCCTTATATGCAATACCCGTTACGTGGTTTTTCAATATTGATATTTTTGTTCTAATTGCATAAGAAACGGTTCTACCATTCTTTGTTGCAGTTATATGGTTAATACCTGCATTTTTCTGATTTCCAAATAAAAATATTAATGAAGATGCCAACCATAATGCCTCGCCTCCTTTTGCTTTGATTGTTGGTTGTCCAAATGGAGAATCCGGCAATTCAACCCAAGGTTGATTAATAACAACAATTGTATTATGATATAGATATTCTTCTTTCTTCGATTTTGATATTCTTGAATGTAACCCCATTCCTACTTTATCAGCAAGAACAGCAGCATTGTGCATTTTACCCCCCTTACCATCAAAAGTCATTTTACAAGGAATTGACCCAATACTATCTATTAAAAACAAAACAGAATATGGTAACTCATTTTTTTCCTGGGCATCTAAAATATCATTTATAAATGTTGTCATTTGCTCAATATAATCAAATGAATCATTGAATATAAAATTACCATCCCATTCTCCCTTTTCATTCATTTGAGCATCCAAACCTAATTCAACTGCGTGCGCCCAACTCCATTTTTTTTCAGTAATAACAAATACAGGTAAATGACCTTTCTTCTGCGCATCAATTGCGGCCAATACCATAGCTGTTGTTTTACTTGTATTGGAATGTCCCAAGAACATATTAATACCCCCCATAACGGGACCAGGTATTCCACACGCACTATAAAACGCATCACCACATGAATAATACTCATCTGGCTTGTATTTTGTTTTTGTAGAAAACTTTTCCTTTATTGAATCTATATTAGTAGTCAATTTTTTCTTAATTCCTGCCATATTATTTATTTTATTGATAAGTTAATTGTAAATAAGAGGGGGCATAATATACACCCCCTCTTTAATGTAAAATCTTAATTCTTAGAAAGGTAAATCATTATCCACATAATCATTAGATTCTGAAACACTTTCTTGTTTACTAGTAGTTGTTTCAACATTCTTATTACCACCAAATGATGTTTCTGAATTAGATGTGTTCAGATAAACATATTTACCCTGGGTATCGTCCCATCTTGGGGATTCACCTCTTGAAATTGCTTCAAGATACTCCAAAGGTTTTCTAGCATAGATGTCTTTCCAAGTTCCCTCGTCGTTTGCCCATTTTTTTGCAAGATTCTCATCTGTTGATAATGGCGTCGGATCATCATACATAACAGTTGACACCGTTGTATATTCTTTACCTTTTGGACTTTTTGATTTAACCAATTCAATAATTAAATCTCTACCAGTCTCCATATCAGATATATCACCCTTATTTCTAAAGATAGGAATAATCTTATCCAAGATACCATCTTTCTTGTAATTGTGTTTGAATCTCCAATACTTTGGACCATCTTGCTCGTTATCACGGTCAATCACTTTAACAACGTAGAAAAGTTTGGCTTTATAATCCTTTGCCATATCCTCGTCATCTTTTCTCTTTGTCGATTTAAGCGCGGTATAAACATCATTTAATGGTGATGCTTCATTGTCATTCCCTGCTGGGTCATAAATCTTTTGGTAATAACCCCCAACTTGTAATTCGTGAAACCACGCCTCTTTAAAAACTGATGATCCATCTGTTGTCGGTAAAATTCTAATTCTTCTTTGCCCTGTGCTTTCTTTGTCACTCAACAATAACGTAAAATAACGTTTCATTCTGTCTTCTTGTGATAATTTTTTGGAATCTCCTTTTTGATTTTTTTCGTACTGCGCCATTATGGCATCTAAGTTTGACATATTTATATAGTTTTTGTTTACAATGATTCAAGTATAGTAAATGATTTTGATAAAAAAAAGGGGCGACAACCCCTTTTCAAAAAAAAACTTAACTTTTTTTTTTAGAACCTTCGTCCAAAGCTTTCATTTTCGTAATCATCGTCATCTGATGACGTAAAAGAATCTTTAATTTCACTTGGGTTTATATTCACAACATCATCCGTTGTTAAAACATATTCGTTTTTACCACTCTTTTGCATTTCAACTTGTTTGTCATCAAAAAATTGAGATAACTTCTGGTTAAAAGGATAAGAATCATATGTTCTTAATTCAAGTTTCTCTTCTGGTGTCTTTTCTCTATACTTCTCAACCTTTGAATCAATAGCATTTAATTTATCAAAGATTTTATCCATTTCAGATAATTTTTGCTCTAACTTATTTATTTGCGTAAATAAATTATCAAAATATTCTTGTTGTTTTGTTTCTACATTCTTTTGACTTGTAACCAAATCTGTAATATCTAATTCTTCTGATTCAGAATCATCTTCTTGGTTATCACCATCGCTATCAATAGCAGTAACCTCATCATCAGTTTCAACATCAATTGGTTGAGATTCCGCACCTTGGTCAACACTTAAAGGATCATTCGGGTCTGTTGATGGGGGTATTGGTGAAACATCTCCTGGTTGAGTTGTTGGGGCATTAGGCATTTGTGCCAAAGGGTCTTCGGCTGGAATACCAGTATCTTGTTCACTAATATAATTATTTATCTTGTGATACCTCTTAATTTCTTCTAAAATTTTTCTATCAATACTCATGTTTGTTACCCGTTTAATAATTCTTTTATACCAGCAACCGTTTTAACTTTGACGTGCCTGTTAACAACTCTGCTATTATCAGCTCTTTCAATTAAGCCATCTTTTTCTTTAACAATATAACAATCACCTGTTATTAAATCACAAACCTCTTTACTACCATCGTCTAACACCCTCTCTTTTGTGCTATTATTACTTTTTAAAAAGTTATCTAAATTTTCCATGTTTAATTTATTTTTAATATAAATATCTAAAATAATAAAAAAAAATATTAAATATGTGGATATAAGTTTATTTTGGTATAATTTGCATAAATATAATACAAATTAATCGGTAGATTATCATATTTAGCTATTGGTTTAATTAAATCTTGCGTGCTATAATTTTGATTAGTTTTTATTACATTTTCAATAATCAAAGGGTCTAATTTTGTTTCTGAACCAAGAATCTTAAATCCAGTATATGATGTGTTACCACTATTAACATCAATATTAATCTTAAACTCAAAGGTAGTCCCAGATGTTGTTATGACATCATATTTAGTTATTTCAGGATTAAATCCTATTGAATATATATTAAGCAAAACTTTCTCAACCTCTTTATTAACATTTTCCATAAAAGTTAATTCATTTTTATTTTTTGAATTAAATAAAATTTCAAACGAATAAGGAAAATTAATTGTGGTCGCTGTTGGCAATTTAACTGATGGGTTTCTATAAGTAAATGTACAATCTTTATTTATTTTATTGTCAGGGTTAAGAGCATTATTTGTATTATTCAAATCTGTTTTACTAGAATCACTTAATTGTACCGGACTTAAACCCTTTAAACTCTTAAACGCATTAACTAATTTGGATTCCAAATCATTAAATTTACCATTTCTTTTTAATATGTTTACATAATTTGCAAACCTTACTTCTGATTCAGGATCAACTAAACCAGGATATAACCAATAAACAATATAAGTGTTTAAATATCCTATATTCTCTATATAAGTTTTTTGAGTTTGATAATTACCTATTATATAATCCAAATAATCATCTAATTTTTCAAATAAAGCAAAAGGTCGAGTAATTGTTTTTTCTATATTATCTTGACCACAATAATATTTATCTATTGCAAAATCACCACGTCCATATGTTAACCAAACATTACCAAAATTATTCTCATATGCTTTAAAACTATTTACACTATTGGATGCTAAGTATGAATACACATAAACAAATTCAATTACCTTTGAATCAGTTGTTTTACCAGTAATTGCATTATAGAAATTTAATTCCGAATAAGTATATGCTGATAATGATGTCTCCGCTGAAAAACTAGCATAATCTGTAAATAAATAATCACCACAAGTATTACTCCCTGTTGGTGTGCTATTGTTGGTTGGGGCGTTTAATTCTGTTTCTTTTTTAAGCTTATCTCTTTCAAATTTAGCTGTTATTTGTGTAAGTAAATTTTCATTAATGCTAGCAAGATATGTATCAATAGAAGGTAAAGCATATATACTCTGCCTAATGCCAGAAAAAGTGGTTTCAAATGTTCCAGGTGTTATCTCATGATTAACTTCGGTAATGAAATACGGTCCATTGAATAATGGTATATGCTGTAAATTAAAATACATTGTTGGTTGGATGATAGCATTACCCATACAAGAAATTTGAGCCGTATAACTTAAATTTTTATATAAATTAAATAAAGACGTGTTTTGTGTTGAAACATTTCTACCACTAACATTGCTCCTTATATTCTCTATCGTCTGCAAACTTTCCGCAGTGGCAACACCCCCATCTTGGGAAACCACAATATTATGAAAGATTGCTTGGTTTCTAATCCCTGCATCAACTAAAAAGCTAACACATTTATTGGATAAAGCCCAGTCTGTCTTCCCCCTTTGATCCTCCAAAAAAGGTATATTATTATCCCAATCAATAGCATCATTACCATACCTGATATTAGAACTACCACTATTATTTAACACACTTGACCCTTTCCCGGCATAAACACAAACTAACTTTGGTCCAGACTTTCGATAATCAACTGTTGTAAAATTACCCCAAGTATCATTTGCTACCTCTGTGGAACTTTTAATCACGTCATCTATATTATCTCCTGGTGATAATGCACCATAGAAATTAACATAAGATGGCATTGGGAATATATTAAAATGATTCTTTGTTAGAATGCCACCAATAAAATTAAAAACAGACGTTTCTAAATTAACTTTCCTACCATTTAATATTTTTTTCAAATCAAAAATATCAACAAA